GAAAGCAACTGTTGCTGCTGGTTACTATGCTGGTAATGGTAGTGTTATCGTTTCTCCTAATGGCGGAATCACAATCTGGGGTGTACCTGTTGTATCTGCTTCTTGGGTAACTGATGACAAAGTATTAATCTTCGATAACAGCTACTTAGAGAGAGTTGAAGTTGAAGGTTTAGCTATCGAGTTCTCTTATGAGAATGGCGAAAACTTCCAAAAGAACTTAGTAACTGCGAGAATAGAATGTTATGAGGACATAAATTTAATGCTTACTACATCTGCTATCTATGCTGATATGGGTAACGTAGGTTAATTCTAAGGATTAGTAAATAAATGACCCCTGCCAATTCGGTGGGGGTTTTTTATTGGAATAAATTAAGTAATTTTGTAAAAAAAGGATATGTCTTATTCTAATTATATTAATGACTTTAGTGCCGTTCCTATCGCACCAATAGTAGAGCCAGTTACTTTAGCAGAAGCAAAATTATACTGCCGTGTTACAACAACCGCTGAAGATACCTTAATCACATTGATGATTACACAAGCAAGAGAAGCTATTGAAGTGGCAACAGGATTGAGTTTAATACCAAAAGACATTACTACATATTTTAACAATGTTAGTGGCAATTTTGATATTCCATTCGGACCAATTGACATTGATACGTTTGAATTGTTTGATATGGAGCAAAACGGAATTGAGGTTACAACACCTAACTTGCAATTGATAGGCAACGAGTTCCCTAAATTAGTTTCTCCAAGATATGCGAATTTAAAGGCTACTTATGAGGCTGGTTACACAACTATCCCTAAAGACCTTAAGTTAGCTATATTAGACCAAATTAGCTACGATTACGAGAATAGAGGATTAGATGGCGATTCAGGTATTTGTGAGAAGTCTTGGAAAGCGTGTCAAAGATGGACAAGAATAAGCCCAATTTTATAATATGAAGTTAGGAAAAGCGAAAGCAAACTACGTTGATGCCAACACGATGACTCGTCAGGTTGGAATATATGCTCCAACAAGGACAAGTGATGGTCAAGGTGGGTACACTACCACATTTGCCCTGCAAAGCACAGTTTGGGGTGATTTAAGACCAGATAATCAATTTCGTGAGGTAGGAGAGTCAGAATTGCAATTCGACCAGAGAAACAGGCTTTATATTCGTTTTGGGGTTACTATATTAGATTCATATGAGGTAGAGATTGAAGGCGATAGATATACAATACATTCCATTAAAAACGTAGAGAACCAAAATAGGTTCTTGGAGTTAATAATTTACAAGTAATGGCATTTGGAATAGATATATCTGGAATACCAAGACTTGAAAGAAGGTTAAAGGAAATTGAAGATAGCGTATCAACTGATTTGGCTAATGAATTATCTGCGACTTCTTTTACAATAGAAAAACAAGCTAAAAGAAATGCGCCTGTAAATATGGGTACATTAAGACAAAGTATTCACGCTACAAGCAAGGATAAGTTAACACATTATGTAGAGGTTGGTGCATCTTATGGTGCTTATGTAGAATTTGGTACAGGTGGAAAGGTTTCAGTACCAGCTGGTTATGAAGAATATGCTGCAACTTTTAAAGGAAATAAAGGTGGTAAATTAGAAGATATGATTCAAGCATTAACTTTATGGGTTAAGAGAAAAGGTTTAGCTGGAACATATAGTGTTAAAAGTGGTAGAAGATTAGGAGGTAAAGCAGTAAAAGCATCACAAGATGAAAAGTTAGCAAGGTTCTTAGCTATAAAAATATTAAAGAATGGTATTAGAGCGCAGCCTTATTTAATACCAGCTTTTGAAGAAGAAAAGCCTAAATTAATAGAAAGAATAAAAAAGATATTAAATGCTAAATCCTAATATAGAAATAAAGAAGTGGTTTTATACCAACTTGACAAGTGCAAGTGGATTAGTTGTTTATGATGGTTTTGCTCCTGAAGGTGCAGGTGATGAGTATATTGTTATGACTGGTAGAACATCAAGTCAAGAACAAGGTAAAGCAGGTTATACAAATAGTATTAGTATCACAGTTGATATTATTACAAAAAATGCTAACTTTGGTTATAAACGTGCTGAAGCTATAAGCGATTTGATTTTAGAAGATATAAACTCTGATACAACAATAACCCTATCAAATGGGTTTACTGCATCAAGTTTAAGTGTGGAAAGTATAAGAAACTTAGATGGCTTAAACCCTTTAGATAACGTTTTTAGAGTATTAATAACATATAACATAACCATAACTCAAAATTAAAATTAAATAAAATGGCAGAAACAAAAGTAAGCGGTAGAGATTATATCCTCTTAGCTGACATTAACAATGATGGAACATTCAAGCCTGTTGCTTGTTTGACTTCTAACTCTTTGACATCAACTTTAGGAACAATTGATGCAACTTCTAAATGTGGAGACCAATACACTCCAAGTCCTTCATTCAATCAATCTTTTGAGTGTGAAGGTTTTGCTATTGATGAAACAGGTACTCCATCTAAAGATAGTTACCAACAATTGTATGATGCTCACGCTTCAAAGACTTTATTTGCAATTAAGATGGGTAAAGCAGTTCCAACAGCTGGAGATGTTTATTATGGCGGTGTAGGTCAATTAGTATTTATTAGCAACTTTAATGTTAACGCTGCTGATAAAGATGATGTCAAGTTTACTGCAACTTTTGTAGTAAGTGTACCACCAATTACTCAAACAGAGCAATCATAATAAATAAAAAACTATGTTCAAATTAAAGACTAACAACAACACAATCGACCTTAAATGGGGTACTTGGGCAATGCGTGAGTTTACTAAACAAAACAATATCGGTATTGACGAGTATTTCAAAGTTCTTTCATCGGCTCAAACAAGTTTAGATGTAATAGTACAACTTGTTTACATTGGTTATAAATCAGCTTGTGTAAGTAAAAAAGAAGAAGTTGAATTTACAATGGATGATGCTTGTGAATGGATTGATGAAGTGGGTTCTATTTTTAGCGAAGAAGGTCAAATTATTGACTATATAAAATATATCGTTCAAAATACAGTCCACACTATTTCTGGTGCAAAAAAGGAAGAAGAAAAAAAAAAGCTTAAAAAAGCTAACTTGGGATGATATATTAGTTAAGGCTGCTGAATGTGGTATACGCCCAAATGAGTTTTGGGAAATGACGTGGAAAGATTTTTCTATTATTGTAATGGGAAAAGAAAGAAACGAAATAAACGAATGGGCAAGGACAAGAAACCTTGCCTATATTGTATACCTAAGTAACACAACTGAAAAAAATCCTAAGTCAATAAAATCATTTTGGCATATTCCAGAGATTGATGACGTTAATGAAGAAGAAGAAAGGGTTATGCTTACAGATGAACAGTTGGCAAGAACATTAAAGTTGTATGGAGTAAAATAATAAAATGGCACAAGAAACCTTAAAACTGGTTATAACCGCTGATACCAAAGAAGCATTAGCAAATCTTCAAACTTTTATTCAAGCTAATAAGGGCTTAAAAGAAGAAATGCAAAAGATTGGTCCAGTTAGTAACCAAGCTACAACTGCTTTATCAAACTTATCAAGAGTTGCACAAGATGCTCCTTATGGATTCATAGGTATTGCGAATAACTTAAACCCTTTATTAGAATCATTTCAAAGATTAAGTACTGGTGCTAAAGAAGCTGGTACTTCATTATCAAAAGAATTAGGTAATGCTTTAATTGGTCCAGCTGGTATTGGTCTTGCATTAGGTGTTGTATCAAGTTTATTAATAAAGTTTGGTGATGATATAAGTGCATTTATTAATAAGCAATTAAGTGGTTTAGGTAAAGCATTTTATAGTGAAACAGATATTGTAAATAAAGCAGGTGAATCTTTTATAAAAGCATCAACTGATATAACTAAATTAAGAGATAGTTTTGAGGATTTCCAAAATGGTCTTATTACTAAAGACAAGTTTTTAAAGGAGTTTAATTCTACTTTAGGAGATACAATAAAGAAGACAGATGATTTAGCCGTTGCAGAAAAGTTTTTATCTGAATACGCTGATGATTATGTTCAAATGACATTTAAGAAGGCAGTAGCTAATTTAGCTGCCGCTGAAGCTGCTAAAAAACAATTTGAAGCAGAGGTTACAAAAAATAAACCACAAGCAGCATTTAAAGAAGCATTTGATTTTACTACAATATTTTTTGGTGGTACAATAGAATCAATTAAAGATGTTTCTAAATCAAGGCAAAATACAATTGTACAAGAAGCTGAAAAGGATGTAACATTATTTGAAAGTATTAGAAAAAAATATGATGGGGAAGCGGATAAAATACAAGAAACTTTATCTAAAATATTTGGCGCTCCAGACATAAATAAAAAACAACCAAAGGAAAAAAAGTTATTAACTCAAAAAGAAATAACAGACTTATTAAGAGCAAGACTTAGAACTGATACTTTATTAACTCCATTAGAAGAAGCTCCAAAAGATACTGCTATTGAAGATGCTAAAAAGCAACACGAAGATTATCTTAAATGGTTAACTGGTTGGACAAAAAGAAAGGAAAAATTAGCAAAAAAGAATATTGATGATGAAAATAAGGATTTAGAAGATTTAACTAAATCATATGAAAGATTTGCTATGACTATTGCTTCTAATGTAACTAATGCATTATCTGGTATGTACAATGCAATGCAACAAGGTGTTTCTGCTGGAGAAGCATTAGGACAAATGTTTAGTAGATTAGCACAACAAATAGCTGAAACATTAATTCAAGCTACATTATTTGCAGCTATAATGTCTTTATTGCCTGGCGGTTCAGTTGCTGCTGGTGGTAAAGGTTTTTTTGGATTTTTTAAAGATATATTAGGTTTAGCAGATGGTGGTGTTGCAACTGGTCCAACATTAGCAATGATTGGTGAAGGAAGTGAAAGCGAGGCGGTTTTACCATTAAGTAAACTTGGTAATATAATGAGAGGTTCATTTAATGCTGGTTCAATGTCAAGTAATAGTATGGGACAAAATGGTCAATTTGTGCTAAAAGGAAATGATTTAGTATTAGCTTTACAACGTTCTAATTCATCACTTAATTTAAGACGTGGAATATAATGGCATACAATTTAAAATACAAAATAACATTTGCAAGTAAATCTGGTGTTATTTCATATGTTCACTTACTTGAAGATAATTACGATGATGATGTTATTGAATATGATGGTATAAATATAAGCCTACAATACATACCTAGAAGTGATGATATTTATGAGCCTATTGTAGTTAGTCAATTAAGCGTTGGTATAGATGTAACAGATAATGTAGCTGATATGCCAAATTTCGCTACTTTAGATGATAGAAAGTATTTAGTACAATTATATTATGGAAGTACTTTAGAGTGGCAAGGATGGTCTTTAAGTGATAGTGTAGACATATCATTTTCAACAGGTAGAAAAGAATTAGCTTTTAATGCTATTGATGGTTTAGGGATGCTTGAAAGCATAAAGTATGAAATGCCATCTTCTTATTATTTAATTCAAAGAAAGAAGGCTTTAGAGGTTATTTTAGAGTGCTTAGATTATATTCAATTTCCTACATCATTAAACTTATTATCTGGTATTAGCTATTTTGCTAATGGTATGGCTAATAGAGCAACTTTAGGAAGTAATGAGCCATTAAATCAAACTTATGTTAGATATTCAACATTGCTTGATAATAACTTAGAAACTATAAATTGCCTTGACTTAATAAGAGATTTCTCTAAGTCATTTGGTTGTAGATTCTTTCAAGCTGAAGGAATGTGGTTTATAGTTCCTTTAAATGAGTTTGCACAAAATTCTTATTATTATACAATTTATAATGATGCTGCTTCTATTGTTTCATTTGGCACAAGAGATGAAACATTAAGAATACAAGGTTATTCAGCAAATACATCTGGTGCTTATTTTGTAGATAATAGTCAATTTAAGATATTAAAAAAGGGATTTAATAAAGTTGCAATTAATAAGGATATAGATTATCCAGATAATTACATTACAAATTACGATTTAAAGAATTACGTTGGTAATGTAGCTGCTGGATGGGATGCACAAGTTACTGGAGCAACTTCACAAATATTAATTAAACCATACGTTGATGCAAAGCTAAATTCATACTTATTATATAAGGAAAATGGTACTTCATCTTATGCTTGGGTTTCGCCAACTAATTTGCCAACTGTTCAGTATTTAGATAACTTTGATGTAAGTTTTGATATTGTTCAATCTGGTGGTAGTGGTATTCCTACCAATGTGATGTATGTTAAGATTATGCTTGACAATGGATATTTTTGGAATCAAAATGAAGAATGGTCTAATAATTTATCTGGTAGTTCATATTATTATCCTATTCCTTATTCACCTAATTTAAAAGGAACTCAAACTGTTTCTTGTTTAAGAGTGCCATTTAGTTCAAGTTTAACAATACAATTCTTTATTGGTACAATACAAGGTTCAGAGAGTAATGATTGGGTTGAACTTAATGATTTTAGAATTAGCGTAACTCAAAGATTAACAAACGTTAAAATTGATTCATACTTTACTGATTCAAATGAATATGTTTATGATTTAGATTTACCTTATGGTTTTAATTCAATAGTTAATGGTCAATATTATTATAGAGGTTATTTATGCGATAGTTTAGGAAACAATCTATTCAATTGGTATAATCAAAGATATTCAAGCATTATATATAGAAGTTTAACTGAATTAATTATTAATGAATATTCAAACTCTTTGATTAAAAACCCTATCAATGTTGATGCAACATTTCAAGGATTAAGTCCAATTGATGTTGAAAGATTTAGTTCAGCAATTAGAATTAAAATGGATGATTTAGACACAATAAATTCTGTTGAAAATAAACCATATATAATAGGTAATTCAACAATAGATTTAGTTAACAATGATATTGCTTGTACTTTATTAGAATTAGAACTAAATAATGACGAAACAACAATTGATACTAAATACACTATTTTAACTCAAGGTGAACCTTATCCAGTAAAAAGGTCTGCTCCACAGGCTTCACAATCTGCTGCAAATACTGCTTCTTTAACAGACAATATTGTTTATATTTTAGGAAATTCAACAACATCTTTTACAAAAGCAGTTGCATATACCGACCAATATTGTAGCGTACCTTTTAATGGTGGTAATTCTTGGTATAAGATTCAAAGTGAAAATTTAGTAAATTTTAGAGTTTATTATATAAATACAGTTGGATTGTGTAGTGTAACTGGTCCTTAATATATGGAGTTAATTGATTAAATTTGTAATATGGCAGCAGTAATTGGAAATAATGTAATGCTTTATTGGCATAGAACCGATGTAGACCCAGAGGTTGATGTGGCGTTTGCGTGTAGTACAAATTGTACGTTTGAAGTAAGCGTAGAGCAAAAAGAAGTAACAAGTCAATCAAGTGCTTGGTTTAGAGAATATAAGAACGATGTAGCTACTTGGAGTGTAACCTGTGATGGGTTGATTACTTTAAGTGGTTTTTCTTATTTGTTTATGCTTGAAAAGCAGTTATCAAGAACCCCAATAGAGATTAAGTTCGTGGTGGATAATGGAGTTGATGGTTTGACAATTATTAACGGAATTTGTAATATAACAAGTTTATCAATAAACGCACCTCAAAAGGATGTGGCTACTTACAATATTACTTTACAAGGAAGCGGAGCGTATAATACAACAGGAACGGAAGTAAATCCAGAAGGAGTTATTATCGTAGGTGCAAACCCTGTTAAGACAAAAGGTTACACGGCAAGCGGTGGCGAAACTTCAATTACATTTGCGGACACAATCGGTTATGCTTGTCTTTACGTTTCAAGAGGTGGTGTGGATGCGCAAAACATATTAACAACAGGAACTCCAACTGGGGATGATGTTAAGTTTGTGAGTGCGACAGGGGTTCTTACTTTTGGTAGAGCATTAGCAGCTGGGGAATATATTAGAGGATTATTTCAATAAAATATTATGAGTCAATTACAAGTTACAGGCGAAGCAAAGATTAGGGATATACAAGGTCCAGTAGTGGCTAATGATGGTGTTATAACCGCTTTAGATGGTGCTGCTTCTCAATATGTTCGTGGTGATGGTACGTTAGCTGATTTTCCAACATCTTCAGGTGGGGGTAGTTCGGTTAGTTATTATCTTAACTCAAGTGTTTCACAAGGTACGATAGGAGGGGTTGCTTATAGAGAATTAAGTAAAGACCCAATTATAGGTGCTGGAACTGACATTGCTATTTCTGCTGACGGATATGTAGCAAGTTATATTACTGACGCTAATGACCCTGACGTTGTTATAGTGCCTGGCGGAAACTTTAATTGTGAGTTTTATTTTAGTGTAAATAACAATACAGGAAACCCTACTACTTATGCAGAACTTTATAAGTACGATGGTACAACTTTTACTTTATTAGGTACAAGCTCTGGAGTTCCTGAATCAATTAATCAAGGCACTACGATAGCACCTTATTATTTTGCTATTCCTGTGGCTACTGCTGCTTTAGCTTTAACGGATAGATTGGCAATTAGAATCTATGTAAACGTAGATGGTAGAACAGTTACTTTACATACCGAAAACGGACATTTATGTCAAGTAGTAACTACCTTGTCTAAAGGGATGGTTTCTTTAAATAACTTAACAGATCAATCACAATTCTTAACAACAGGAACAAGCGGAACAAACTTCGCTATTGTTTCAAGTGGGGATACGCATACTTTTAACCTGCCTGTGGCTTCGGCATCAAATACAGGTAAGTTAAGTTCAACTGATTGGAGTACGTTTAATAACAAGCAACCTGCTGGTAATTATGTTACTCTTGATACTACTCAAACAATTACTGCATATAAAACATTTTCAAGCACATTTGGAACTCAATTTGATTATGGTATTTATTCTCCATTAACATCAAGATTTGATGAAGGAATATTATTCTTAAAAGGAAATACTCCAGCTATTTTTACTGATATAACTACAAATTTATACTCCGAAGCTACATCAAATAATTTAGTGATTAGAGATGAAAATAGTAAAGCTAAATTAGTATTTGATAATTCTACTCAAACTTATACATTCCCAAATGCAAGTGGTACAATCGCATTAACAAGTGATTTAAGCGGTTATGTTACTTTAGGAACTGCACAAGTTATAACAGGTTCAAAGATATTTGGCAGTAGTGTAAGTATTATTACAGGTAGTCAAGCATCTTTATCGGTATTATCATCAACAGGGAATAGTGCATTAATATTAGGTTATGTAAATAATGTATTAAAAGGTACAATAGATATTAGTGCAACGGAATTTAAGTTAATTAGTGCTATTGATAATATCTTAAAATTCCAATCAAGTACAAACTTTAAAGCATCATTAATCTTTAGCAATACGGCTGATTATTCATATACTTATCCAAACGCAACAGGAACAATTGCCCTTACATCAAACCTATCTTCTTACCTACCTTTAGCTGGTGGAACTTTGACTGGAGATTTAACAATTGCTAAAGCTGATACATTAAATGTATTAACATTAAGTTCAACAAATACAAATGTAATTTCTTTTATTACAAGTTCTGTTCAGAAAGGCGAGATTTCAGTAAATGGTTCTAACTTCCAATTTAATAGCGCAACAACTAATGGATACATATTTAAAAATTCAGCATCTAATAATGTATTAACAATTACAGATGCAGGAGTTACTACACTAATTGGTGCTTTAACAGGTACAAGTGCTACGTTTAGTGGTGCATTAGATGTAAGAAATGCAAATAGCTATTTTGGTTCACAAAAAGGTTATGTTTATATATTTGAAGACCAAATAAATAGTTATTTTTCAACAGATGCAGATGCTACATTAAACATAAATTATTTTGGATATAATCAAGGAACAACAAGATTTAGAAGTTTTGATGTTTATAATGGTAAAGGTGGTAAAATTTTAGGATTAAATGGTGCTACCGGTGCTGCTACATTCTCAAGTAGTGTTCAAATTCAAAGTAGCAATGGTATCAAATTAAATAGAAGTGCAAATGATTATTATTGGCAAATTAATAGTGATTCAAGTAACTATTTAAACTTTGGAGCATATTTAGCAAATGGTACTGCTTATGGAACTAATCCAAAGATGATATTGTTAGACAATGGTAACGTTGGAATCGGAACGAGTAGCCCATCCGAGAAGTTAGACCTTCAAGGTACTATGAATATGAATGGTTCAAGTGGTACTTATTTGCAAATTCAATACAATGGCGGTAATAGAGGTTATTTAGGAACTGCTAACGCAACTATTGCAAGTGGTAGCACAGGAGATTTAGGATTATCTGCTACTTCTAATTTAGTATTTGGAAGTGGGGGAAGTCTTACCGAACGAATGAGAATCACATCGGGGGGTAATGTTGGAATTGGAACGAGTAGCCCTGCAAGTTTATTAGAAATAGCAGCAACCGGTCCGACTTTAAGAATAAACTCTACAACGGGTGGTAATGATGGAATTTTAGCTTGGTATGTAAATACTAATTATATTGGCGATATTAGAACAAATAGTGGTAGTGGTGCTATGACATTCAATCAAGGTCCAAGTGCTGGATGGGGTGGATATATGGTGTTTAAAACTGATACTACCGAACGAATGAGAATCACATCGGGGGGTTATGTTCTTGTAAATAGAAGTACTACATTAAATAATGGATATTTTGAGGCAAATGGAGATGCTGGAAGGTCTGGAGTTGCTTGTAATCAAATATCAACTGGCACATCATATCAAATATATTTTAGTAATCCAAACGGGATAGTAGGTTCAATTTCTACAAATGGCTCAACAACTTCATATAATACAAGTTCAGATTATAGACTTAAAGAAGATTTAAAAGAAATAAACGGACTTGAAAAAGTATCTGCAATAAAAGTTTATGACTTTAAATGGAAAAATAGTGAAGATAGAATGGATGGTGTTATTGCTCATGAACTTGCAGAAGTACTACCTTATGCAGTAAGTGGGGAAAAAGATAAAGAAAAAATGCAAGGTGTTGACTATTCTAAATTAGTACCTGTATTAGTAAAAGCTATCCAAGAATTAGAGGCAAGAATTAAACAATTAGAAAATAAATAAAAATAAATATTATGAGTAAGTTTTGGGTAATTAATCAATTAGACTGTTTGCCAACTGACGGACAATATCAAGACTTTGTACTTGTCGCCCATTGGTCAAGGTTTGCAAAAGAAACAATCAACGATGTAGAATACCAAGCAAATGTCTATGGTAGTCAATCATTCTCAAAGGATGACGTTACTAACTTTATCCCTTACGAGGATTTAACCTATGACATCGTTTGTGGTTGGTTAGATTCTTCTATTGATGTAGAGGC